GTAAGTCTCTGAAGCGGTCGGGGTGATGAAGTTGGTGGACGAGGCATTGACGAACGAAACCACCGCGACACCAGCCGAAGAAACGGCGATGTTTCCCACACCGAGACCAGCTTGGGCCGTCGGCTTGTTGACGAAAAGAACGTCACCCGCAGCGATAGTGACCGCGGCTCCAGTGCCACCCACCAAGGTAATGGCGGATGTCATGGTGGAGACCGTCGCCACCGAGCTCGGGGAGCCGGTAACAGAGAACGTCACCACCACACCGCACGCAGAACCGCGAACGATTGCGGCTTGCGCGTTACCCGAAGGCTGGACTACAGCGGCACCGCCGAACGGGTCTTGAAAGAAACCAACCACACCGCCAGCACTTCCGACGTAGAACGGCGAGCCGCCGCCCGCAATCGGATGCTCGGTAGTGCTGGAAGCAGGACCGGGATTAGCCATGATGGCCTCCTTATGAAGCTACGCGGCAGGCAAGCTCTTGGTAGAGCGGAGCCCAGCCGTACAGCACATCCAAGCGAGTCGGAATGCTGTCGTTGTTAATCGTGTACTGACGGACGACTCTGATCGAAAGTCCGATCTCCTTGTCCGAAGCACGGCCGGCGAAGTGAACTCCCTCCGGCAGCTCAAGATCCGCCATCGCAACCGTGTAGGCATTGCGGTGGAAGAGGATGTTCTGCGGGGAAAGAACTGCATTCGCTGTACCCGTAGCGATCGAGAACGGGGTCACCGTCGCGCCAACCGCAGGCGAAGCGGTGACGTTCTGGAACTGACCGCCATAGATCAGAGCCGGAGTCACAGTCACGGTGAAACTTCCGTTCACAACAGTAGCGGCGGAAGTCACCACGAAGTTACGCAACTTGCCGTTACCGTAAGCCTGACGGCTTTGCGGGTTGACCGCGTTGACACCGTTGATCTGGAGCGTGTCTCCTTGCTGAAGCGTCCCGGCTTGCGTGCCGGTAAGCGTCAGGGTGGAGGTCGAAGCCCAACCCGTTGCAAGACCCTGGGTTGCGTTCGTGACCGTCAGAGCACCGGCAGTCGTGGTCCATGAGCCGAACGTGTGTGTGACCACGTTCTGATCCATCTTCCAGTTCATGCCAGCGGAATCACGACCCATCAAACCCTTGCGGTATTGATCTCCGACTGCATCTCCGGGGACGAAAAGACCCTTGAGGGCGTCAACGATCACCGCCGCGGTGAAGGGCTCGATCACGACTGCTCTACGACCGTCACGCGGCGCCGCCTCGGCATCGAGGAAAGCACCAGCGTTCAGGTAGGTGATAAGACCCGTCGGAGCAGTACCTGCAGTTCCAACGATGTTGGCGGTATTGTTCTTCGCCATCACCAGGCCGTCACGGTCAACCTTGTTAGCAATAGCTGCTACGCAAGGCTTGAGGACTCGCTGGGAGAACATATCCAGAGAGAGGGCCAAGTCCTGCGTCGTGAACTGAGTATCGACGTGGAATTGGGTGGTGAGGACTACGGGAATCGAGGTTTCGTTGAAATCCTCGACGTTGAGGGCAGGACCGGTGGTACCGATGAAACGACCCGGACGGCGGACGTTCACGGTGTTACCGATCTTGGCCCCAACTACCGCGAACTGATCGTCATATTCGCGGTTAACTTCGCTGGTGAACGTAAGCTCGTTCTCCAGCACCATCAGCGCCTCATTGGTGATTTTGCTGATGGTCAACAGGTTGTTGGCCATTTGGAGGCTCCATGAGTGTTTGGGGAGACTTCTCGGCCCAACTCACATGGGAGCCATCAAGGATTTACCCGTTTAACGCCCGGTAGGCGTGCGCTGGTTTAACGCCCCAGCGGGCGAGGTATTACTTGATCTTTCCGGCTTTTCTCAGCTCACGCCATTTAGCAGGCGTGCCAGTGAAATTGCCGTCTGAATCCATCGGTACATCTGCAGCTCCAGATCCGCTCTTGAGGGGTTTAATTGGTTCTGGAGCTTTTGAAATCTCAGCGATCGGAGCTTTATCCGACTGCTTTGTCTCTTTCTTCTCTTCGGGCTCGGCTTTAGGGGTGGGCTTAGACAGCCTTTCCTCAAGACGACCCAATTCTTTCAGCGCACCGCCTACGGTCAGTTTCCCAATACGGGCAGCATCTTCTGGATGCTCCGCGAAGTGATATAGAAGCTTCGGCCCGATGTCGGATTCGTGGATTGCATCTCTCACCTGTTCCGACAGCATCACATTCGTTGCTGCGTTGATCTTGGCGTCGTAATCCGGGAGCTCGGTCTTCGTCGCCGTAACTCTTTCGCTCCAGGTCTTGGCCTTTGCCTCTTGCTCGATCTTGGCCTGAGACTCCCGCGCGCCCTTCTCCACCGCCCAACCTTCCAGGGCGTTTGCAAACTCGTCATCGGTCGCGAACTTGTCGCGAGTGGGCTTATCGCCCAGAGGCTTGGGAGCTTCGTACTTCGCCTTTAGGGCATCGCGTTCTCTATAGGCTGCTTCGCGTTCTTCATTGGCGGCTTTGGCCTCTTCGCGAGCCTTGGCCGCTTCTTCTTCGGCCGCTTTCCTCTTAGCCGTCAGATCGGAGAATCGTTGCTCGATCTTGGGATTCTTCTTCTTTACTTCCTTGACTTCATCATCGTGCTCGTCGTCCTCGACCTTCTTTTCTTCGGCCTTTACCTCTGGCTTTTTCTCCTCCACCTTTACGGTCTCAGGAGCGATCACGATCGGCTCTGGTTTGGCTATGTCAAGCCGATGGTTCATGAACTCAGCACGGTTTTCTGACGTGACGACGTGTTGCGCCGTCCGCTCTGCTTCGGGCATTAGATGTACCTCGCGTGCTGTATACCATCAGGAAACGGCAGCAGCATGCAATTGGCGAACGTCAGACCCCTGTCACGCAAATGCTGATCCAAGACTTCGCGTGCCACCGGCCGCATCTCTTCAAGCCATGGCTCATAAGACTTCCATCCACGTTCGCCGGCTTCGGCACACTGAAGACGTGAATCGACGTGATATTGCTCACCCTGCGCCAAAATGTCCCAACGGGCGACCCATAGATCCAAACTGATGTCGTAACACACAAGCTCGCGGATCTTTCCTTGATTGACCGCGCGGGTGATCTTCAGCTTTGGGCCGCGCTTGACTGCTTCGGATGCACGCGCGGAGATCGCGCCTATTCCTGCCGCCAAGCCGCTCAATGCAGCGCCTAGACCAAGAAACTTGCGTCTGTTCATGAGTTTCCTCAAGGATTTTCCCTACGGTCGCGTAGGTGCGTTTTACTGCAACGTCTTTGCGGTCTCGCTGGCCTTCGTCAAAGCCTCTTTATCACGCTGCGCAAGCTCGGCCTCTAGATGCTTTGTATCGATGTGCTTGACCAGCAATTGCACGATTCCGTTGATCTCCGCGACGTTCTGGGCAGTCAAAGCCCTCATTTCAACGTCGTGCTGTTTGGTCGCGGCGATCATCTCGGTATCCTTCACCTTGACCCCGGCTTTGATTCGTTCCCGCTCGGTAGCCGCGTCTTGCTTGATCTTCTCTTTGCCATGCTCGTATTTAATCTCGAGCCCGGCTTGCTGCATGATCTGATGGGCTTCCTCCAACTGCTTTTGCATCTGCAGAATCTTCATCTGCACTTGAGGGGGAATCTCGCTTTTATCGTCGATCTGGGCCAATGGATTGCTCGCCGCCAGCCTATCCGCAAGCGTATCCATGCCGTGAGCGTCGATCATTCTTACGGCTAAATCAGCCCCGACCTTGGCTATTTGCTCACCCAAAGGCCCGCCCATCAAAGCGGTAAAGGCTTCAAAACCTTCCTGACGCTTGGTGTTGTATCCAGGCCCCGTATCCATAACGACATCGTATTCACCGACCGTCACGTCGTTGAGGATCTTGGATACTCCATCGTCTCCATGCTTCTGTTCGTTCAGGGTGACGACACTGGGTTTCCCGTCGTCCCCGATGATCCTGGTAACTCTCTGCACGTCGTAAATGGCCGGCGTCCAGTCAAGAATGATTCTCGCCGCGTGCTTAATCGATCTGGTCAGGTTGTCGTAGAAGTTATAGTTCGACTCCTCCGACTGCATCTTCTCCGCGTGAATAGCCTTACCCGACTTATTACCATCGGTCTTAACTTGTGGGTCAAACACCCCCAAAACTCGCTTCAGGTTCTCACCGGCGATCTGGGCATTCACCAGGGCCGCAGGATCAACAGCAGTAGGTTCTATCCTCGTCGGTGGGGGTAATGGCTTCCCCTCAACGTCCGTGGGCTTATAGCGCAGCACAGCCGTATTCTTGATGTTCGATTGGGCGTAATCATTCTCATGCCCCTCGTCCTGCCCTTCGGCTATCAACCATTTAGCTCTAGGAGCAGCGGCGGCTAATTCGGTAAGGGTGGTCTGCCAGAAGTTGACCATCGACTGCGGGTCTCGAGCAAAACGCACAAGCCCGAACCTGCGTCTTTTCCCGTCCAGCATGACCGAAA